GACTGCTGAAATAAATAAGAATTCGTACGGTTATCAGAAACAATACGATTAGAAAAATAAGCAGGAGTAAGCGAAGACGGCAAAACAGCTACCGAACCATACTGAGAACTAGGAAGAACACCCATAAAGTAGTCTTTAGGGTAATTCGCATAACGAAGTTTAAGCATGTCCTTAGTAAGAATAATAGAAGTATTACCTGGCCAATAATCGACATTATAAGCATAAGCCAAATGTTTTTCCCACTGAGAATAACTGAAAAAATCATAATAAATCTTCTGGTAAGCCAATATAGGAAGAATATTAACACGCTGAGACACACTATAAACCAAAGGATTATCCGTAGGACTAGTTATTGAATGACCAAAGTAAGAAGTAGTTACATGTCCAAGGCTAACAGCTTCTTTCGACATGAAAGAACCATAACCAAGCATATCAAGAAGCTTAACACCACCGTAAGCCAACGGAAGAGAAACATCGTCAAAATAGTCCTTATTATAAATAAGATCAAAATAAGAACTGATGTCAGACAGATTAGAATAAGGAACATCCTTCAAAATATCAGTATTACGAGAATCCGAAGTAGCTGAAGTCACATAATCCGTCATTTGAGTAAATGCCTGTGGAAGAGCACGGGAAATCAAACGTAACGGTACAGCGTAAAAATCATAATACTCCTTGATACGAGTATAAGCAGCCGTATTGACAGGAACAGTACGGGTAAACCAATCAGAAGAGATACGATACCTAGTATAAGGAATAGCAATCTGCCAGTAACAAGGCAAAATTTCACCAACCTTAGCAGTGAACAATTTTTTCGAACTCAAATCGAAAGAAGAGCGATGCATATTAATTTTCGCTCGATCCAGGGGACTAAAATCACTCATAATTAACAATATTAATAATTAAACCATAAGGTTAAAAATACCATTAGCATCATTCAGTTTCTTGTGCTTAATCATATTACGACAGTATGTCGCACTACGGTATTTAAGTTGCTCAAGAAGTTGAACCGTTTCACGTGAAACATTTGACAGGACATCACGCTCCTGCCCGTTCTGAGGCAACGCAAACATACAATCCGATATGTCTGGGTAAGCGGAGCGTAAGTCGAATACATTTCGTAAACTTTCATAATTCTTTTTCTTCTCATACTCTATTCCAGTTTTAACGATAAAACAAATGCGATTGGAGTAAACACTAAGATCAGAACCAAAGGAAGGCAAACGCCAATTACGGAAGAACTTACAGACATACAGGAACAGCCGATACAACCTATTAACAAAAGATTCAGCATCAAAATCAACAGAACAGTTAGCAAACCGAGTAAGACACCGAGCACTATGCAATACAATTTTGTCTTCATCAGACAGAGTCGAACTAGATCGAAGATACTGATAATAAAAACGAACAAGACTCAAGACTGAACCTTGTTCATAGTTGATGAGTCCGAGCCTCGCAATTCTTGCTGGCGTCGAATGTACAGCTCGAAGAATTCTAATAATCGCAGTACTATCGTCATTGCAAGCAGACGAGAATCGGGGGAGTAAGGTACGGATATACGACATGGGCGGAGTCGACCGAACACTGACACCATTGAAGTTGTAGCATCTTCCGTTAACGACAGAATCGATTTTTTTCTCAATCTGCGCATAAGGGTCTTCGTCTTCCACGAAATCGCAGCCCTTTTCAAAAAATCCGACAGATGCTCGCGACCTGGGTCTAAATGCGCGGCATGAACGATATAAAAGGGGAGCAGCACTAAGGCTGTTAATGTAACTCGATACGTACGAAGCAGCTCCGCCAGCGGAACGTTGGAAATCTGAACGACCGAATTTCCAACTCTTATAGTGACATTCTCGTAATACCTTTGCGACTTCGTCCGAGTTTGTGAATAATAACAAATGGAAATGCGGACGGAAATGGACTGGGCCATATTCACCCACAGCGTAGAAATGTAACGATTCATAGGAGCCTAATATTTTAAATAAATATTTACGCAAACGTTTTATATAGTTCTGAACATCAACGTAGTTCAGGAAGGGAATAAGGTTATCACGACCGTATTGTTCAGCAACGGAATAGTCCGTCTTATCAAGGGCCTGTGATTTATGGATAAAACTACGAACAGCATCCATAGAAAGGAACCAATTATCCTTAACAGGAACATATTCTTTAATTTCACGGTCATACGGCACAGTACCCTGTACTTGTTCGAAAAATATATGACGCAACATGGAGTTATCATTACATTGATACTCGGAAACAGGGATATAGCTATGGTATTCATCTCCAAAATGGATATCTCCTGAAATGCCTAAAACATCCTCATATTCAGAATGAAGAACCTTACAATACATAAGAGGAATATGCTCATTATCATACGTTAATGTAACAAAATAAGAATGCTTGAAAGCACTTCCAGCTGTCTTCACACGCATAGACGCTTTTTGAGCACGCTTATGGATGCAATAATCGCATTGGCCGCAATCTACAGCAATGCGTGCACCAGTATACTTATTTGTAATAAATGAACGATATTGACAATGGTCAACTGCTTTCAGCAAATCAGGAGAAAATTTCATATAACCAGGAGCCTAAGACGGCAATGAATATAAATACAATAAGAAAATCAATCAAACACCGACAGCGCTAAGGATTAAGGATATAATCTAAAGCGACAGAAACAGCGTCAATAACGATTTTCCAAATACTATCTCGCTTCACCGCTCTGAGTTTCGAGTTCAACAAAGTCATTTTCCTCTTTAATCGAATCCACGATAACAATAAGACCCAGCGAAGAAACTCGCTCAGAATAATATCCAAAACCTTCGAGAGAATTAACAACATAAGGCGGGATAACATCACGGCCAGAAGTTTTTTCTTTAACTGAAATAATAAATTTCTGCATAATCATAATTTTTAAAAGTTAATAATAAAAGTTGAAACCTCTACACGGGGCAAATATACAAACTATTTTTATAATACCAAAAGAAAACCATTTTTTTTAGATTCTACCGTGAAGTGTGAGTTGTGCGTTTATGGACGAGGGATAGGAGAAATCGAGATGATAACTCGAATTTTGCTTCGCACACAACTAGGGGCTTCGCTTAATTAACATCCATTAAGAGAGTTGAGATCTGAACGAGCATAATGTATTCATAGGTGTATAGGCACGGCAGGTCAGATAGAACCTGCCTTTGCGCACCTACGTGCTAAAATACCGGAGCGGGGCGCTCCTATAAGGAAGTCGCTCCGCTCCATTTTTCGATCAGGCCCTACGCGGGCGGCGGGTGTATATCACTCAAACGCCGTGATGGGCTTCTAGTCCTGAAGTATGTTATCTAGGCTTAGTACCAATCTTATTACCGACACCTTGGAATATACGAGTACCATAATCTATAGCATTACGCAATTCATAGGAATCAACGTCTTTCTGTTTTTGTTTAAAACTCCATTTATAATAGTCACGCAGAGCCTTCTCTCTAGAATACTCAACGTTCTTCAAAACATTAACATTCTTAGAATCCCATAATGAAGACAGACCACGAGAACGATTAGACTGGATATTAGCATAAATCAGTGAATCAGCAGTTTGACCAGCGATCCTATTATTAATACGAACACCATTCGTTTCGGCAGCAGTCTTAATAGCCTGAGCCATCTGATTCTTATACTGAGCCTCCGTAAGAGCACCTTGAGAATACAAATTTGCAAGAGTCTGACCTTTAATAAACAAATCAGCTTGTTGCTGTTCATCAAGATACTTATTAAGAATCTGCTGAGCTTCCGAATCAAGTAAAATCTGTGCTTCCTGCGCCGAAGTAAGACGACCTGCAAATTCCATATTCCTGAGCTCCTGATACTCCTTAGACTGATCCAGGAGTGCAGAACGTCTGCCAGTAGAAGCATTCCAGTAACCAGACTGACCAACACCAATATTGCGATAATCAGTATCACCAAGGATCTGATTAATACGATATGGAGTAAGGGCAGCGTTCTGTTCCGCATTCATCATTGACGCACGAGCTTGAGCCATAGAAGCAAGAGCAGTACCAACGTCAGAAAAATCTGGACGAAATGCCTGTAAACTAGGAAGAGCGGCAGCAGAAGCAGCAGCGCCACCTGAAGCAGGAGACTTAGAAACACCAGCACCAGACGTAGCAGAAATAAACGGATTCAAACCACGAGAAATCATAGCTTGAGGAGAATTATACTCATTATTTCTATTCCACATCTTCTCCTGCCAATCACGCTGAAGCTGTGCCTGTTCAGCATTAAACTCATTGTTCATTTCAGCAATCTTCTTAGAAGTATCATTCGTATTAGACTGGGAAGCAGCGCCAATAGCATTACCAGCCAGAGAAGCACCAGCAGCAATAAGACCGCCAAGAATAAGAGGAGCAATACACTTCTCGGAGTGTCCCATTAAGGGGCACTCTCCTATATCATAGAATTTCATTGAGCAGAAGCGTCAGGGGCGGACGAAGAATCGGGCACTGACTGCTGCTCTGCCAACATGGCTTCGGCATAAGCCGACAATTCAGACTTCTCGTTAGCCAAATGCTGCAATACAGCCTGTCTTTCAGACATTGTCTGACAATGACGAGAGATAACACAAGAGAAACGCTCTTCATCAGTCATACCGTCCATAGCAGTAGACTGAGTAGGATGCATCTGAGCAAGAAGATCCTGAACATTCGCATCACCAAGCAAATTGCGATACTTTTCCTGGTTCAACAGAATCTGAGTCATATCACATTGAATTAATGAACCATCAAGATCCTGGTCATACATAACGTGATCATATACAGACGGCTGATAACAAGGATGATCAGGCACTAGCTGAGGACGAGAATCATTCTCAACATAATCGGGATTTACATAAGCAAAACTTCTCATACTGATACAAATTAATAAGGTAAACCATTACGATCCAGGTTCTGAACCGCGTAAACTTGGAAATTAACATTACACAACAACTGATCATACTGAACAGAGGAATGTGCACCACTAACCTGCGGGAGGAATATAGAATTCATTTGTTGGGGACGAACTTTAAATGACTGATAAGAAAATGAAGCTTCATCCGTAAGAACTTCCTCACCGTCGACAGCAGCAACCCAGGACGAATAACCACCTTGGGTACGGAATCCAGAATGAACTGTATCAACAGAAGATTTCCACTGCCAATAGCGAAGATTATAACCTAGATTACCAGTACCTTGAACAGATAAGTTATTATGAAAATTAAGAGAAGGAACAGGCTGCATACCTAACTGATCGAAAGCAGGCTGGGGGAAATCGGAAATAGCAGAAACAGTAAGCTGAGGACTCTGTCCAGACAATTCCCAGTCGAGCATAGGCACAGCATGATAAACACACATAATTATTTGATGTTCAGCACCAGAATCATAAGTAAGTGTATGACCTTGATTAGATCCTACGCCTTTACCAGCAATACTAGCCTGGGAGTCCTGTGTGTTAAGGTTTGTATTAAGAACCTCATTAATATTAATAACAGAACTCCAACCACCAATATAATGAGAATGATTACCCAGGCATTCGGGGGCTTTAATACCAAACTGAGCAGCCATTTGATCAGAATAGTCCTTACTACTAAATTGCACTACCTCTTTCCAACGCTGAAGATATTCAGTCGCACGAATTGAAAGAGCGGAAAGGTCAGAATTAAGAGAAACAGGAGTATTAGAAGAAACAGATTCCGTCATAGAAACAGCACCAGTACCAGACTGCTGAAATAAATAAGAATTCGTACGGTTATCAGAAACAATACGATTAGAAA